CAGGCGCGTTCAAGGTAAACAAAACTTCATAACATCAACTAATCATGCGCTGCGGTCGCTCCCGAACGTAGCGCAGCAGTAGAAAGGGACGGACTTATGCCATCGATCATCACAGCCGCACAGTTGCGATCAGTCCTTGGCGTAAGTTCGTCTCTCTATAATGATGCTTACCTTGAGCAGATAATCGACTCAGGTGAAAATGTAATTCTTCCGATGCTTGTCGCAAATCAGTCAGCCGTTACCGAATACAAATTGGTCGATAACGTTGCGTTCTTTTATTGCCAGCGAGTTCACAATTTCGTGGCTGGACAATCGGTGATCGTTGCCGGTCTGCCAGCACCATTCAGCGCCACTCACACAGTTGTCGAAGTTGAGGACTACTACTTCACAGCAGCGCTTACAAATGCCGATGTAACTCTTCGCCAGATCATTCCGAATGGCACTGCAACACTTTCAGGTTATTCTGCTGCGACCTTATACGCAGCAACTCCAGCAATCGAGTCCGCCATGTACGCGGTCTGCGTTGAAATCTTCCAGAGTCGAATTGCTGCTGGCGGACAAATTGAAGGCGTCGATTTCGCTAGTTCGCCGTACAGAATGGGTCGCAGTCTCACGAACAGAATTTCGGCACTTCTTCAGCCGTATCTCGACGTCGAAACGATCGTGCAGTAATGCCAGCGTCATCGATCGCGGTAAATGTCCGCGGAGCGCTAAAGACAGCAATCTCAAGCGTTGCGGCTAACACGTACGACTTCGTCCCAGAGGCTCCGATGGTTCCATTCGCCGCGGTTGTCCCATCGGCTCCATATCTTGAAAGTACGTTGATCGGTAAATCAACAGTCAAAGTCAAGATCAATCTTCGCATCGTCGTAGGTACTGCAATTTATTCCAATGCAGCAGCGCTCGACAACATCGAGCAGCTCGTCATCAGCATTCTGGCGGTTATTCCGTCAGGTTACACAGTGGGATCTGTGTCTAATCCAACTCCGATCACCATAGGCGCTTCAGAGATACTCGCTTGCGAGATCGAAGTCTCGACCTATTACAACCAGACAAACTAAAAGGAGATAACGTGCCAACAACGATCATCACGGGTCGCGATTTAGTGTTGACGATCGCGACCGTTAACTACGATGCGCAGGCGACCAGCGCAATTCTAAGCAACTCACCAACTATCGCGACCTATCAGACACTCGATGGAAAGGCTTACAAGCACATCGACGATCAGTGGTCATTCGCACTTGAAATGCTTGCGGACTGGGGCGCTGCTTCATCGCTATGCGAAGCACTCTGGACAGCATGGGAAACCGCACCAAACACAGTTCTTGCGGCTTCACTGACAGCGGCTACTGGCGCAGTCTTTACGTTTAACGTAATGCCAGAAGTTCCATCAATCGGCGGAACTGCACCAGATGCACAAACAGTTTCACTCAATTTCACAGTCGTCGGAAATCCATCAGAAACATTCTAAAACAAACAATCGGGAGCAAAAATGAAACTACCAATCACAATCGAATATAACTCGGGCGAAGCCGTTACATACGTGGCGGCTCCGCCAGAGTGGGTTAAGTGGGAGAAATCGACCGGACATATCATCAGTCAGGCGCAGGAGAAGATCGGTCTTTCGGATCTGATGTTCTTGGCGTATCACGCTATGAAGCGCGAGGCTGCTGGAAAACCTGTCAAGACTTTCGAAATATGGTGCGAAACGGTTTCGAATGTTCTAGTCGGTGATACAGACCCAAAAGCCACAGAGTCGGAAGCCTAAATCGCATTCTCTGGGAACTCAGGATCGCAACTGGGCTTCCAGCAAGTGAGTTCGAAACCGCCGAAGACATATTGACCGCAATCGAGATACTGGAGAAAAGAAGTGGCAAATAAGGCAGGAGTGTTCAAGATCGAAGTCGATCCCGCTGAACTTCGCAACCTTATTCAGACACTTAATTCGATGGACAAAGAAACGCAGCAGATCGTCCGCGATCGAGCGTTTCCACTTTCGCAGCGCTTGGCTGGACAGTTGATGATGTTCTCACAATCAGCGCCAGCGCCACAGACGAAACTCGTTGCACAGACAATCACTGCAAAGCGCGATCGAATGATCCGCGTCGATGTAGGCGGCTCGAAACAAGTCGGACGCAAATACGGCGGCGAAGTCAGCAAAAGCGGCAAAGGAGCAAAAGTTCGCCAGTCCCGCGCACCCGCTGGCGCTCTGCTGTGGGGCACTGAATATGGTTCACACAGCGGCACAGACTCAATCGGTCGCAAGTACACCAATCGCTTCAAAGCCGCTTCAAATCGTCGCGGATACTGGATCAATCCTGCCGTCGATTATTACGTGCCAATCGTCGCAAAGGAATATTCACAGATGATCCAAGAAGTAGTTCATGAATTGAGGCTCGACTAATGGCTGGCATTCCAAAAGTAAAGATCACGTTCGATGCGGACTTCGACGAATTAAGAAAAGGCGTCAAAGGCGCACAGAATGAAGTTGAAGGTTTCGGCTCAAAGGTTGCCGATTTCGGTAAGAAGATGGCAGCGGCGTTCGCCGTTGCTGCTGCTGCCGCAGGCGCGTACGCAATCAAGATCGGCGTCGAAGGCGTAAAGGCTGCCGTAGCCGATGAGAAGGCGCAGACTCAACTCGCACTCGCTCTCAAGAATGCAACTGGCGCAACGAATTCTCAGATTAAAGCGACCGAGCAATACATTCTTCAGACTTCACTCGCCACTGGAGTTACCGATGACGCTCTTCGTCCAGCGCTGGGTCGTTTAGCTCGAAGTACACAGGACATCACTAAGGCTCAAGAACTTCTTACAACTGCACTCGATATTTCGACTGCAACAGGTAAGCCGCTGGAAAGTGTCGCGAATGCACTAGGTCGCGCGTACGACGGAAACACGACATCACTTGGCAAGTTAGGCATCGGGTTATCTTCAGCCGAACTTAAAACTATGTCATTCACTGATGTTCAAAGCAAACTTTCGACGCTATTCGGTGGCGCTGCCGCTGCCAATGCTGAAACTTATGCAGGCAAAATGGCTCGCGTACAGGTTGCAATCGATGAAGCGAAGGAAACTCTTGGCGCGAAACTCTTGCCAATCTTGGAAACTTTTATCAACTTCATCAATCAGCGAGCCTTGCCGTTTATTAATGCGTTCGCTAATGGGTTCTCCTTGTCCGGTAATTCCATCAGCAACGTCGCGAACACCATCAAAGTCGTGTTTACTCCAATCGTCGAAGGACTCATCAAAGCATTCGGATATGTAAAGAATGCAATCGGAGACAACCTTGACGCATTCAAAGAATTCGGCGGATACATCTCGACTTACTTGGCACCAATTATCGGAACCGTTCTTGGCGGTGCGTTGCAAGTCGTGGGCAAGATCGCTGGCGGCGTCATCGATGTAATTGGCTCAATTACAAAAGTCATCAATTCGATCATCGGTACAGCCATCGATGGGATTAATGCTCTGATCCGCGCGTATAACGCGATCCCGATACTGCCGAACATTCCAACCATCAACAAACCGACGACAAATACTGGCAACTATTCAAGCATTTCAGGCGTTCTTGGATCAACGACTTCGAGCGCTGCTGTATCAATTCCGACGATCCCAAGTCCATCAATGTCATCAACTGGCGGCGGTGGCGGCGGAGTTGCGAACGTAGCAGCCAGCGCAGTCGTGGCATCGACTTATACTTCGGCGTTAAGTCAAAGCGACGCTATTCGCAGGGCTGAAATGGCTAGTCCATCAATCAATCTCACTGTCAATCAGGGCATCGTGGGCGATCCAGAAGCGGCTGCTCGATCAGTGGTCGATGTACTTAATCGCTCATTCTTCCGCGGCACAGGCGGCGCCAACGCGCTGCTATTCGGGTGATAGATGACGCTCTGGAACCCTGTCTGGAAAGTAACGATCGGCGGAGTCGAATATACCGACTACGTTCTTGCTAATTTAACGGCTACTTCTGGACGCACAAATATCTATGAACAGGCTCAGGCTGGTTACTGCAATCTTTCGCTGTATAACGTAACGCAATCCGCGGTCAATATAAACATCAATGACGCAGTGGCGGTCGAACTCAAGGACTCAACTGGAACATTCCAACCGATATTCGGTGGCACAGTTGTCGATGTAACGATCGGCGTAACTAGCGCTGGATCGATCTTGGTAAATCAGACCATCGAAATTCTTGCACTTGGCGCTCTTTCCAGACTGCAGAAGGCTCTGACGAATGGCGTACTTTCCAAAGACTTCGACGGCAATCAGATCGAAGCAATCTTGAGCGATCTTCTAGTCAATAACTGGAACGAAGTACCAGCGGCTATTACATGGGCGACTTACACGCCAGCGACTACAACATGGGCAACGGCAGAAAATACCGGACTCGGTGATATTGATACTCCAGGCGATTATGAATTGGCGGCTCGATCATCATCTCGAACAGACGTTTATTCGCTGGTTTCCGCACTTGCCACTTCAGGACTTGGCTACATTTACGAAGATGCTCTGGGACGTATTTCGTACGCAGACGCATCGCATCGAACTTCTTATCTTGCGGCGAATGGTTACGTGGAAGTCGATGCGGCTCACGCTATCGCTTCAGGGCTTAGGATCACTTATCGAGCTGGAGATGTAAGAAACTCAATCACCGTCAAATATGGCGCAGCATCAAATGCGGAAAAATCAGCAACGGATCCGACATCGATCGCCACTTACGGACAACTAGCGCAGATCATCACTACAACCTTGCACAACGCTTCAGATGCCGAGGATCAGGCAGACTTCTATCTGGCGCTTCGAGCCAATCCTTATCCTATGCTTACTTCGATCACTTTCGAACTGGCATCGCCCGAACTTGATGACGCAGATCGCGACGCTCTTATCAATATCTTCATGGGCTTACCGCTTCGAATTTACAACTTGCCCGCAAATATGTCAGCCAGCGCGTATCAGGGTTTCGTCGAAGGCTGGCAAATCTCGGCAGGCTACAATCAGGTTTCGGTTACAGCGTTGCTGTCGCCGTTAGCGTATTCGCTTCAGGCTATGGAATGGAATGAAGTGGGCGCGTTAGAGACATGGAATACGATCTCGGGATCTCTCGAGTGGCAAAATGCGATCGTGGTCGCGTAAGGAGTAAAGAATGACAAATCCAACATCGAACTTCGGCTGGCAAATGCCGACATCGACCGACTTGGTAACGGATTTACCAGCAGATTTCGAAGTATTTGGGCAGGCTGTCGATACTTCTATGGCTGACCTCAAGGGCGGCACGACCGGACAAATACTTTCCAAAGCATCAAATACAAACATGGACTTTACTTGGATCACAAATGACGTCGGCGACATAACTGAAGTTACCGCAGGAACTGGAATTTCAGGCGGCGGAACATCGGGCGCAGTAACAATCACGAACTCAATGGCAACTGCGATCGATGCAAAAGGTGATCTAGTTGCTGGCACTGGTGCAGACGCATTCTCACGTTTAGCCGTCGGAGCAAATGACACAGTTCTGACAGCCGACTCAACAGCAGCAACTGGACTCAAATGGGCTACACCTTCCGCAGGCGGCGGTATGACTCTAATTAATACAGGCGGCACAGCCCTTTCAGGCACATCAACTCAGGTAAGTTCTATTCCTGGAACTTATAAAAGCCTTGAAATTTGGGTAGTTAATGCACAAATTAATGCTGACACTGAGGTTGGGTTTACTATAAACAATGACACAGGCGCTACCCAATATCTTCATTATAGATTATTTAATCAAGATACTACTCCAGGAAGTGGTAGTCAAAAAACTTCAAGCGTTCTTTTAAGTGCGGTTGGTGCAAGTTATTTCGTTAAAAACTCAACTGAAAATATGACAAAAATTGTTATTCCTAATTATTCTGCTACTGGAATTAAACAATTTAAGGTGGATTTTGTTGGTAAACAAGGAGGTTCGGCATATACCTATATGCTAAATGGCTTGGTATATACTTACAATACAAGCGCGGTAACTTCTTTTGAACTTAGAGCAATAACTACAGGTAGTTTTTCAGGCGGCACAATTTATGTTTACGGAGTGAACTAATGAGTACAATTAGAGTCCACGATTTATCAACTAATGAAATTATAGATCGAGATATGAACGCCGATGAGATTAAAGCCGCTAAGGTTCTTTCGGCAGAGTCTATTGCAGCGATGGAAACTGCTAAAACTAAAGCAGCCGCTAAAGCAGCCCTGCTTACTCGCCTAGGTATTACCGCCGACGAAGCGGCGCTACTACTGGCATGACATATCCAAAAGGTACGGCAGCACACGCCATCGATGTCGCTCGAGCTGAAATCGGTACGATTGAAATGGGCGACAATCTGACGAAGTACGGTGAATTCACGAAGGCGAATGGTCTGCCATGGTGCGGATCATTCTGCAACTGGGTTCTGGCGAATGCTGGAGTCAAGGTTCATTC